AACATTACCTGTTAGGGCACCAGTGAAGGTAGTTGCCGTGACTGCGTTGTCCTTCAGTAATACGGAATCAATCGTGACACCAGCAGCAGCCGTGGTTTCCGCTATCGTGTCGGTTGTGACCTTTTGACCAGCCGTAACAACGATGTCGTATGCACCAGTGGTATTACCGTTAGCAAGAATCTCGGTCAGCGTATCGTATCTGATGATCTGTGCATCTACATACGTTTTGACCGCACCCTGAGTCGCTAATAGGGTCGCAGATCCAGTAGCCACATCACCATTATCTATCCCCGTAACTGTAGCACCCGTAGCCAACGTCAGGCTTGCAAGTGTTGCTAGTCCGTTGGACGTAACAGTAGCAAACGTGATATCGGACATACTGACATCTGTGCCCGTTACACTGAATATGGCGTCTATAGAGTCCAGATCGGTGTTGAGCTTGGTGCCCCAGGTGTCGGTAGATCCACCGACTTCAGGTTTCGTTAGCCCTAAATTGGTAGTGGTGGTATCAGCCATGTTTTATCCTAGAGCTACGGATCGCATACGGAGGCCAGAAGCGGTGTGACGCTCCCGTTGTCCCTGCAATCGTAAGTCGTTTAGTGCTTTATCAAGTCTGGATGTCCACATCGGCATCCGATCATCATTCTTCAAGTACGGTTCTGCTTCGACCAACGCACCAAACAAGTAAATGTCGGGGTGGTTGGTCAACAGCCAATTTGTTGTCGCGCTATCAGTCAGTGCAGCTATGCGAGTGTAGTAGATAATAGACGCCGTATACGTCTGGTCTGGTGATCTAAGCACCTCAAGTTGATTGGCCGATCCACCGATTGTGGTGAAATAATACGGCTTTCCAGTACCTGTCAGTGTAATACGCCTCTCTGACAATTCCTCTGGAGTCATATACTCAAGCACAATCACAGGCTGTAAATCCAACACGATCCTGACGATTTCCAAAGTATCCGTAGGCAATGTGGTATAACGCCCTGCGATAGAGAACGAATCGTTCTTCGTAATCATATCCGGCTGACGTATCACCCGATTGAAGTTCGCTTCCGCTAGTTCTATGAAAGTCGGAATCGTAGCCGTCAGATCTGTGCGATCCAACCAATTGGCGATCTCTGTTTGTAGCTGTGCATACGTTCCGACATTAGCCATTAGCGAGTCCTCAATGGACTAGATGGCCTGAAGAGCTTTCCTGGCCTTGTCCTGAATACCCTGTTATCGGGGTTGTCCATCCATCTATCAAACGCAGCCTTGTCTTTGAAATTGTTTGTAATTTTACCTACTTCTACAAGAACACTGAGCGGAAGGGTGGCTATATGGGTCTGCCTATCTCCCCATCTGGCACGTTCATCTACTTGATTAAATAATGCCTTATTGTGTTCCACAATTGCAGTAATATCCTGACGAGTTTCCAGGGCGACATCACCCGTAAGCTCATCTTCGTGATAGAACTGTACAGTCTTAGTTGCTGGGTCGTAGTCAAGTATACGTTTCATAGTATGGCACCATCGGGGGCAGGGGCCGAAGCCCCCACCCCACTAGGTTTTCAGTTATACCGCTGTGATTCCAGCGACACACCCGTGGGCTGCTTCGTTATTCACTTGCAGTCCCCATTCGATCAATGCCATTCTCTTATCGGCATCACCAGACTTGGCAAGAGCCTCCATCCCATACGGGCGAAGCGTAGCCAGTTTTACTTCATCTGGGTCAACCAAGAAAGCCCAATCATTCATCGCTGAACTGCCAGCATCCACCACCGTAGTGAAGAAACGGTTTGGAACAACTGACAGGTTCCCAAAGTCACTGACATAAATGTCAGCAGCACCGATGATCACGGAAGGCTCTGCGCCGTCTACATTAAAACGGCTAGAAGCGATTCCGGTAAAGCCACTCACAACAGTCTTGTTGTAAGGTGATACCATCAGCAGAGTAGGCTCGCCACCAGACTCATAGCACGATTGCATTGTAGTCTTGAGCATAGCCTCAGTGAACGCTTCTGGAGTATCAAACACATTCCAGATATCCGTAGACGCACTCGCCAATGGTGTCGATCCCGTATACGCCGGAGGCACTACGGGAGTGGATGTCCCATTCGCGCTGACATTTGTCTTAATCCACGCAGGGAATCCAGCGGTAACTCTTGCTGTTGCCGTAGCACCAGCGACTGCACCGGCATTCTGCAAAGCAGCTTTCTCAACATCACGCTTTAGCTCTTTCGCAGTTTTTGCGGCCTGGTATCCCACCTCTGAAGAGCGACCAGCCTTGACGACCTTTTGCTCAGTTCCAGAGATGATGAAATCACGCATATTGATCTGTGCATAATTCCCCAATCGCGTGGTCGGGGATACAGCCGTATAGCTGCTCAGATCCTGTCCTTCAACTACTGGTGTGGCTGAAGCAGCACTAAGGCTGTCCGTTTGCCACTCGAAGTATGTGTTCTCTGCATCACGACTGCCAATGTTGCTCTGGAAGGGAGTCTGCGTAGGAGAGATATCTGCAATTAAGTCAGATAAATCTTCCCTGATCCCCTTGGCATCGTAAGTAGTGAACGTATTGGCTACAACTGCCATAATTTAACTTTTAGTTAGTCCGCAAGCAGTTCACCAAACAAGGCTGCGGCATCGTCCACCTTTCCGGTGTCTTTCAGCTTTTGCCTCATGGCTTTCTGCTTACGGGAGCGCACCCTCTGGGAAGTCTCCTTGTTCCCCCCTTTTGCGCTACCGATCATAGATTTAGCCGCTTGGATCTTCTCGCCGTTGGTGAGTTGGTTGTAACGCCATGCATCCCGTAACGCGATCAATGCTCTATGGTCGTAAATCTGACCCAGTTCTTCGTCACTGAATCCTAGTGTTTTCCCATACTCTAACAGCTTTCGCTGTTCATCGGCCTGAATATCCGAGTCGGACCACTCAGGAATCTTTTCCAGCACCATTGTCCGTTCTTGGGAAAGGCGTCTTTCCAGTTCCTCAGATTGCTGCCCCTGTAGGAGTTGCTGCATACGCACTTGTTCCTCTTGTACGGCTTGAATCTGCCCCTCCCGATCTCGCTCCATCTGCTTGAGCTTTAGCCATTGAACGGGGTCTTGTCGCTCTAGCGTATCCCAATCAATGTTCGGTTGTGCGGCAGCTTCCATCTGTTGCCGGAGCTGCTGAAGCACAGACGCATACGTCTGACGCTCCTGCCCCAGAGCCGTTTGCTGTTCAGCGAACGCATTGCGCTCATCTGCCAACGCCTGACTCTTTTGTGTGAATGAAGATCCCCTTTGGTAGCCCGATAAGAGTTCGTCCAGCGGAACTTGCATCTCTTTGCCGTCTACGAGTACACGGTAGGTTGCACCTTCGCCTTCGGATTGCTCTTCGCCAGCTTCCTCGTCTGCGAACTCATCCACTTCATCCAAACTGTCGGATAATTCGGATTCTACCTCATGCTCCTCTAGGGAGTCCTCTGCCTCAACCGGCTCGGGTTGCTCCCCTGGTTCTCCGACAAGCATTTCATTGAACGAGCTTGAAATCTCGTCCATAGTGCGCCGTTTACGGTCACTCCCTGATGGGTTGGTGACTGTTGTTTCGCTCACTATTTTCTCCGTTTATTAGATTTATGCTTTTTCTCTACAGCCCAATCAGCGACCAGGGTGCGAAGTCCACGAACAACCTCATCTAGTCCCCGTCCCTGCATGAACAAATTCTCCCTAGTGTTCACCTCGTTCAGATCCGTTAGATGCCATTGTGTAACGATGCTGGCTCTTGCGGTTTCGATAACTTCGGTGAACACAGGATCTTCAAGTATCTCCTGCGCTCGCCTGCCCTTCTCTTCGCGAGTCAGGTTATTCATTGTCTAGCATTTTCTTCAGGATTTCAAGGTCTACCTTGGATTGATATTTTTCTTCTGCCTCAAATTCCCTAATTGTAAGGTCACCTGCGATTCTCGCACGCTCGCGTTCATCCATTTGCTGGGCCTTAGATGCGTCCAACATGACCTTCTGCTCGGCTATGCCCAGCTTCTGTTGGTCAACCGCCGTGCGAGCTTGGATGTCCGCCATCTGAGCCTGCACCAGCAACTCTTCGGGTGTTGGTGGTGGAGGTTCAGGCGGCGGCGGTTGCCAGTCCACTGGAATTGGCTTAAAGAACTGGTCGGTGTCCTTGTAGCCGCT